CTCCATGTCGGAGATTGCACCAGTAAACATATTTACTTTGTTTCGTTAAAGGATCTTTCTCCACAAGATTGATGAGTTTGTTTAAACACTTCCCTCTTGAATCTTTATGAATCCATAAATCCTGTATATATATATATTCTCCGTTCTCTTCAAACTGACCTTCTTGATTTAATACCTGATACTCAATTAGAGCGTAGATAAATCCTTTAGAGTCTTTTAGAGACTGTATCATTTTATAAAACTTCTCTGAAAGTTAGGACAACCGTTATCTCTCCTAAGATAGGTGTGTTTCCTCCAAGTGAAAATAAAACCTCAATCGTTGCGTTATCGGCAATAGAAGAATCAGTTATCGTCCCTACATACACCGTGTCTATTGACCCTCTAGGAATAGAAATAGCCGAACCTAAAACAGTCGTCCCATCTTCTTCAACATTCATTGAATATGTTTCGTTTGTATTGGCATCATCTACCACTCCGGCAGAAACGCTCACCTCGACCAACGTTGCATTAAACGGCATCTGAAATAAGTAATGCGGGTTAGATGTTGAGGTGATAGATGTCCATGTGTTGTGGGACATCATAAACCCCGGAGGGTCTCCAAACGTAGGGTTGACTCCCGCACCTGCCGACTTTAAAACCTGTCCAGACGTTCCTTGTGATCCTAATCCTGAAAGGTCGTCAGTTGCGTCGTTAACATACAACATTCCCGTTGAGGTCTGTGCGTCTACCTGAACGTTGTCCATTGTCCCCCCGTTTAAATCCGCAGTAGTGACGATTCCTAAATCCGCTATTGTCCCTGAAAAGGTCAATGCGCCTGTAAGAGTAAACGTGGTAGCGTTGGTAAGTGTCCAGTCACCAGAATCAATCACTAGGGTGTCTCCAATAGCGTCTCCTATAACAACGTTCCCATTCATTGTTGTTGTTCCGCCGTTTGTAAAACTCCCCCCTGAGGTTATATTCACGCCCTGAGCTATTGACGTTAAGTTAAGCTTTTCAGATTGAATGTTGGCTGAAGCGCTTATATCGGCATTTACGATAGATAAGTCGGCGTATGTGTCTACACCCGCCTGCGTATAATTAAAAAGCGCATCCTCATTTGCTGTAACATCGGTGCTTGATATGACGTCTCCTGTGTTATAAGTAGCAACACGTGTCGGGGGCGCTGCCCAGCAGATTGACGGAATTAACAAAAGTAATATAAATAGTTTTTTCATGGGGTAATTGTCCTCACGGCATCGCCAGCCTTAAATTCAAGGAGGTAAGTGCCTGCGTTATTCCTGATCCAGATGTCGCCATTCATGGCATCTGTCTTTGTCGTTGTGACTATATCTAAATTAAACTTCCCGTTGGTTAAATTAAAGATATCTTCTAAAGAAGCATTTAACTGGTTGACTTGTTCTTGGTCTATAGGGTGGGACAAGGTGGGTGGTCGGGACATTCTAAACGCACATATCTCTGTTGCAAAGAACAACATCACAATCACGCATACAAATATCCAAGGTCTCATTGTTTCGTGTCCCCTCCGATAGAAAGTAAGTTATATCCGTATATCTGAAAACTTTCGTCTATTGAGTTGTTCTGGAACTTAGGCTCAACTACGTTCCCTGTCCCTGACATCTTTTTAGTATATATCTTGTCTCCCGTAGTCCCCCACGTTCCGTCGTCCCACAAAGCCACGTCCCACAGAGAACTTGAAGAAGGAGACAGAGAGATCGTTTCGCTCTCTAACGTACTCCCGAAATCTATTGCATAGCTTATGTCTACGTTATTATTACTGGCTTCTGATGCCCAGAACAGCATGCCTAAGAAATCTTTCTCTCTAGCGGCGTCTCCAAAATCATAGGGCTTGGCTGTATAAGAAGCATCAATAGCGCCTATTGAAAACACGCTGGTAGAGTCTGGGGTTGTAGAGAACGCTGTCATTACCGCTATTCCCGTATTCCCCGTTAAATTAGTCGCAATAACCTGTTCCTCGCCAACACCCGTGCCTGAGGTAATAGAGAGGATTGCCCCTGTATAGTCTTCGCTCGTTAAGTCAGAAGATATAATAGCCTGCGCTGCTGTAATGGTGGTGGTGTCTGTCACTCCCACACTATCAACTATCCCAGTCTGCCCTACAACGTCGCTCATCTGGTCTGTATCGTCCATCCAATATACATACGAATCATAGTTCCCGAAATAGGTTTTAATCTTCTTATCGGTTTCCTTAACCTGCGCTATGGCGTTAGCGTCTATCTGTGTCCATTTAGTCCACTCACCTATGTGAGTGTTAAAGGAATAACATATATCGTTAGCTGAAGAACCGCTTGTAGACGCACATAAAGCATATTGAGTGTTGTCCCAAGTAGCCACTGCGTACTGCAACCTAGCCTCATTTAAACCATCTAAAGAAGGTTGGATAATGTCACCTATATTCGTTATCGTAGCCCCATTGAACATTAATACACGTTTTTGGTCGTCTGTGAAAATAACAGCACTTCTGTTATCTGACAAGTTAATTACCCCAATAGCGTGAGTAGAAATAGCTCCTATGTTATCAATCACCTTACGAAATACAAATAATTCATCCCCTCCCACAAGAGAGACTTTCCATATAGATTTTGTTAAGAATATGTACAGGTCTCCATAAAGCTCTGCAAACCCTATAATCTCGTCGCCTGCAAAAGTAGATATATCGTTGAAATCGTCGTCTGACCACGTCTCTATTGTCCCGACATTTGACCATCTGAACCTCGTTGGACGCTCTACCGTCGCTTCTTTTGTATTACCGAAAATTAAATAGTTGTTAAACCATACCACCGTTCTTGCGTTAGTCAGCGCATCCGATAAATCGGTAGTAATAAGATTCGTCTTCTTTGGCGTGACGTTGATCTTTAACGGAACATCTGTATCGTTGGTACATACCGCTGAGTCGAGCGCCATAATACACTGGAACTGGTTGTTCTTACCTGCCGTTATTCCGGGAAGAAAACTTACGTCCGTCCACGTACCTGCGTTATCGTACTTGATCTTATCCCCTACAAAAGCGTACGTCCAACTAGTGCCTGTGGAATAGAGAGAATCGAATATCCCTGTAACTGCGTCTTCGTTTAACCACGTGTCATCTAGGGTATCGTTAATTACCGAATACCCGTACCTCTGCCTTAAGTCTAGCGCAGAAGATAAGATAACGTTCTGTAAATCACTGGCTCTTGAATCGGCTATTGTAGGTTTGGTAGAGCGTGTATCTAACCCTCTAAAGCCCATGATCTTATTTGGAGGATATGATATAAGTTTATTAGGATCGTCTGCCCACGCTGCTCCACAAAATATCAATAGGAAAATAATTATCTTTTTTATCATGCGATAGCACTTTCGTCACGACGTAAATGAACGACTGGAAATATGTTTCTTCGAGGAGCCATTCTTTTAACTAAATCTGGATTAGTCTTGTCTGCTTCAACCATAGCCCGTACGCTACTAGCGTACATATTCTGCATTGCAGCAAACTCTGTTTCTTTGTTTAGATATTGGTAGACTTTAGATAACGCTCCTAACCGTATGATATAGTGCCATTTCTGGTTAAATATAGGTACGTCTGAATCGTTCTCCAAGGTAGGGATTGTTGTATAATATTCAAGATAAATAGTAATAGCAGAAGCGGGTTCTGGGTAAAGAGTCATTATCTTAAACCTTGCCATTCTTTCGTCAGGGCCGAGAGTGACTAGGGTTGTGCTACCTGAATTTTCTGTTACGGTGATAGTTCCTGTGGTGTCTTTTTGTTTACTGACATAAATCTCTCTTGCGTCAAACGTGGTTGATCCGCTTACTTTAGTCGTGCCGTTTAGGGCGTAGGTTTCTTTTGTCCATATCCCGCCTGAATACCCTTCTACCGTCACTGATAACGTAGAGTCTCCTGCGTCTCCTGCGGCACTCGAAACAACGTCAATTGTATCTGCTGTCGCCAGTCGAGTAGCAACTCCGTCGTTCTCCCACAATCGGTAGAGGCGTGGATTTCCCGTAGCTGTTGGGTCTGGAACGAGGTTAAAAAACTTTTCGTCTGGAATCTGGACTAGCTTTATGGGAGAGGTTGTCTGCCTTACCAGCGCAATCCTGTCTACTTCTCTTGCGATAACATAATCACCCGTTCCGCTAACTGTGTCAAAAGTAGTCTTTTGACGTAGGAAGTTCCAGTTATGGGTAAAGTTTTTTCTAGGATAAGCCCATCCGGGATCGTTGATCTGGTTAATAGTGATATTGATAAACTCGTTTACTAAAGACCCTATCTGTGTATTACTCTGTCGAGTCGAGTTTAATACTGAATCCCTTATTTCTTTGCGTGAAGATGGCATGTGTAAGCTCCTGTGTTAAAAGTGACGAATATGCAAAAATGGCAATAATGCTTGGTAGCCATAAGTGGCTTGGAAAATTAAATAAACATGATAATAAAAACCCGAATACTATAGCCTTTAAAACTTTATCTGTCTGTCCTTGAGGTTTTTTCTTTATAAACTCTATTATAACGTTTCCTATCAATATTAACCCTATCAGTCCCAACTCTACCAGATATTGATAGTACTCTAAATGTAAATGATGCGCTTTTGGAAACTGCGATGTTGTGGAAAGAACCTTAACTGTCCCTAACCCGCTTCCAAGGATGAATTTCTCTTTTAAAATAGGTAAATATGCACCCCATAAATCTAACCTCCCGCTCACACTAAAGAACGAAGGATTGTGTTTATATATAAATATCCCAGCCAAAATCCCAGATCCTAACAAAAGCACCGACCACGCAAATCTTCTCTTCGCCATATAAATTATCAGAGCAATAGATATGATAAACCCCGATATTGAAGGATCTCTAATAGTCGAGCCGGACACACATAAAACAAGTAAGGTTAGCAGAATTGCTAACTTATCCTCTCTGGTGTTTTTCCACAAGAACAACGGTATGCACATAGCCAATAACCCGCTTAAATGTGTCCCGTTACCTATAAACCCAGTCACAATGTTATAGTGTACTTGACCGTGATCTTTCACAAACAATCTAAAGAACTGCGATAAACCCACGTACTGTAGTACGCACATACCCAAAGTAGCAATAACCACATAGCGAAGACATCTTAAAATAGTCCTGATCTCTTGTTTTGAAAGATACCTAGTGATTAGGGTGTATAGAACCATTAAACACAGAAAGTTGAAATAAGGAAATAGTGTCCAGTAATTGTATACTCCCGCCATTTGGGATTTCGTACATATAATCGCAGTACTCCCGCCAACCCATAAATGTAATAGACCTAAAGGAATGTTCCTTTTAGGAATGTACTTCGGATTTTCAAAGAACGACCAACTAAATGCTGTCATTATTAGGACTTGCGCCCACATCCCCTGAACATGCCAAGGTAAAAAAACTTTATGGTCTATGAACAGAAACGGGGAAAAGCTTATGTCAACTAACAATATAAGTATTAGTATAAACATAATAAATAGGGGACACCGAAGTGTCCCCTAAATAATTACCTCTGAATTACAAAACAATTGCCTTGAGCGTTTCCGGCAATTCCTGCACTTGCAATAGCATAAGCTTGTGGCTCATCTGTTACTGCAGTACAGTTTGCACCTGCGCCAGCCGTTGCAGAAGTACATAAAAGACCTCCACCAGCTGAACCCGGAGGAGCAAGGTCGCATTGTGCTAATCCATACACAACAATACTTCCGCTGCTCGCTGAAGCAATCCCGCCCTGTGAAACAACACCAGCTACCAAACCTGTATTAGCGGTAGTTGTGGTTGTGACGTAGAGGTCGTTGTCGCCTGTGGAAGAAACAATATCCCACACAACAACATCACCCTCGTCGAGGGCAGAACCAGAGTTATTATAGACAGGAACTTTTACATTTGCTGCACCTTCAGTTGTCTTAGGGTCTGCAATAGTAAAATATGCCTGTGCACCTGTAACCGCAAAGACCAACAGAACGGCTACTAAAATAAGCATCAACTTTTTCATTTTTAGTCCTTTCTGTTAACCTGTGATTCCAGTTGCTAATCCTTGAGTTCTTCGTGACCCAGTAGTCAAGTTACCAGCAAGATACATTAAAGCAGACGATGCTAACTGATCTATCTTTAATTGGAACTGCGTAACTTTCATATTAGCCTGAGCCAAGACCTGTAACCAAAGAGAATCTGTATCTACAAAATACATATATGCAGTAGTAGCGTTGTCGTCAAACAATACTGGCATAGTTGTGAATTGTAAATGACGGAAACCAGCGTCAGCTAAGTCTGTGCGTGCATAACGGATGTTAGACGTAAGACCTAATTCGTATAACTGGTAAACTGCCTTGGTTGTAAAAACAGCTTTTGGCCCTTGACGACCATAAGTTGTACTATTTAAAACTTCGTTCATAATTGTTAAACCAGCTTGAGACGTGTTGAACGCCGCTGTGCCCGTTGTGTTGGTATGATTCTGCCAGTATTCATTACCTGTCGCACTAGCATCAATACCGCCTACGTCTGTCTGACCACTCGGAGCTGCGTTGATTAAGAAATCTAAACCGTCGAAATCCTTGGCGTTTGAACCATCGGCGAATACTTGGTCGCCCATAAGTTCTGTCATGGAAATCTCAGCCTCGAGTTTCTTCTCGTCTGCTAAGTCTAACAATTTTTCTCTGTCACCTGCATTCATCGCTAAGTCTATAGTACCTAACACAATAGAACCAGCCGCAACTTTAATAGGATACTCTGCACGAGTAACAATATCAGTTACAGGAAGGTCAATTGTTTCAAGTTTAGAATACATCTTAAAACTTGAGTTAGTTCCGTATAGAATAGGATGAGTAAACGTCCTACCTCCAGCACGAACTTTAATATTCCCGGCCTTCTCTAACATCCAATATAAAGCATTGTTTGTTGATACAGCGTCAAATATTTTCTTTCCGTGATCTTGTAAGGTAGTGGTAACGAGGGTTGAATAACTTGTATTACCTGTTGCCATTATTTACCTTTCTATAACCCATTCTCTTTCATTCTTCTATCGAGATCCTGACGAAAGTCCACGTCTTCAGTTTGGGGTAACCCGCTCTGTTCTTGGACTCCCTGTGTCTCAATATTGGCTTGGGCTTTTAACTTTGTCTTGTTCTGCTGCTTAATTGTTTTACCACTTTTAGCAGACTCGACCCGTTTTGGCCCCATAACAGCCCACGCAGCTCTGTTAGGGTCTAACCCGACCTTAATAAGCTGTGCAATCTCGTTCTCTTCCTTTGACCCAGCAACGACATCTTTCTGGTCTTGCCGAAAAATACGTTCCTGTACCTTAGCATTCTGCATCCTTAAAGCATCTAATTCTGCTTTGTACTGTGTTTCCTTTTCTTCAAGAGCCTTATTGATGGCTCCCTGAGTTCTTCTATCTAAATCCTGATAAAAGATTTTAGTCTGAGGATCGAGATTTGCATCTGGATCTGCTGTTGGTTGTGCTGGACGATTGCTGTATTCCGCAAGTTTATCCTGCAGAAAACGTCTCTCGTCATTCACTTCCTTGAACCTGTCATACGGTACTGTCTGCTCTGGAACGGCTTGTTCCTCGGTTGCCTCCGATTGTTCCTCGGTGGATGATTCCGTTTCGACATCCTCTTGAGGTGACGATTCCTCTTCAACTTCCTGTACGTCTTGAATTTCTTCTTCTAACATGGTGTTCCTTTCGGTTTTCCCTAAAAAAACCCGTACCTGCTTGTGCACAAGTACGAGCTTTCTTGCAAGTGATGACCTTGCTTACATCTAGGGTTAGAGATTAAGTAGCGAACTCGCTCTCTATGATTAACTTGGTGAAGGTATTACGGACATCCCTAAATCTTTAGAACGTATAGATTCCAATATAACATTGTTCTCGACAACCTTTATTTCGGGTTTAACACGAACAACCTTCGTTACGACTTTTGGTTTCTTTACTTTCTTTAAAAGAGTCTCTAAGAGAGATATCCTTTTGTTAAGAGACTTTACTAAAACAGACGAATTGTCTTTCTGCGTAATATTGATCTTGGGAGGTTTTATTTTCCCCATTGCAGAGGACAAAGAAGAGACAGTCCTATTAAAAGACTTCACTTCCTGCTTACGACTCTTTGCCATGATCTTAACAACGTCTCCTGCCTTCAATCCTTTTTCTTTCTTTGCTATAAGTCTCTCCAGCAATTTAGTGCGTTTCACTAACGAAGAAATAAGATCCTTGTTGTCATCTAGTTTTATTTTTATCTCTGGCATTATTTATTCGGGATTGATCCTGTTTTTACTTTAATCATCTTACCTTCTCCTCTATCTTTTTGAGCAGTTCCGGCCTTACGCCCGCCGAACCTGTCAATAGTTTTAGAAGGAGCTGTAAAATGACTTCGGGTTGCATTACCCTGAACCGCTGAGACTTCCATGTCTCGTGTTTTGTTCCTCGGTAACTTTTGTTTCTGTGGCATTTTGTTTCTCCTTTTGTTATCTTACTCTTGCAAACCTCTCGTC